AGCTTCCCCCTTGACTAACAAGTAGCCAAGAGGGAAGAACAATAGCTTGTTCGTTATTGTTATCGTTATGCATTGCGTAGCTCTTCAATACATTCTTCTCCAAGGATATATGCATACATGTTAGCTACCTTTTCCGGAGAGGCTAGATCTGTATATCGTTCACCAAGTTGAAACTCTTCGTACTCGGTGATGATACCAACGATAGTAAACACATTCTCACCTAGCCACTTTGTAGCTTGATACGTACCAATGATATAGTAGTCAGTATTGAAGAGCTTACAGTGAAGATCTTCATCATTCAGGTCATAGTCATATTCAAGCATATCCTTGACGTGTTGCATTATTTCATTTTTATAGTCGATCATTTTCATGATATTTTTTCCTTTTGTTTTATAGTAAAGTTAGAGTAAAAGATACTTTGAAATAAAGTTAAAATGCCCTTGTTACGGGGCGTAAAATGTTATTTATTGTTGAAACTCTTGTAGTGTAGCTCTTCTATAAGAGTCTCTACTAGTTCCAAAAGATCCGAGTCCTCTTTTGTGCTATTTAGTTTTTTCAGTAGCTCGAGATCGGCGAGAAGACGAATCAATAGTTTTTGCTTATCCATTTTTTACCTCATTTACGATATTTTTAAAGTGGACCT